TGATTTGCAAAGTTACTGAAAATCAGCGACTTGACCAACTTTTTATAGTTAAGTTTTCATAAGCATTTCTTAATATAAGTTATTGATTTACAGACGATTAAATGTTAATTTAACGCAGTATTGTTATATTAAGAACATCTACATTTTAACGCATAATATAACTACCTCCTGGAGGAACTTGTTTCCATCCACCATCTATATTAATTTCAAAAGATAATCGACACATTTGTCCGTAATAACCTCCATCATAAATATTATCAAATCTTATATATACTTCAACATAATCTGTTCTATCACCTTCAGGAATAGTTACAGAACCTGTATCTTGACCAGAGCTATTAGATACATAACCTCTTCCATATGTTGTCTTATTATTACCATATAAGCAAACACTTCTAAATATACCATCACTAACTGTAAATGTAGCATCAGGAAGTTTATATATTCTAGCTTTACAAATACAAGTAGCACCAACTAATTGTCTCAACGATGAGAAATCAACAAAACCACTAGAACCACTTTTAATACTTTCCATATTAATTTGTCTAGGATAATATTTAAAACTAATAGCACCTGGAGTAGATATAAAAATTATTTTTGTATTATCATATAAAGTTGCATTACGAGTATATGCTAAAAAAGGTACAATAGTAACATCTTTATCATTACCTACATCAAAAGTTATTTCTCTACTTGCATATATAAAATCTGTTGGTTTTTCACAATTACCAACATAATAATTTTTATAAATCTTATCAGTATTATTATATGGTGAATCATAACAAATTTGTATCCAAAAAGACCAAGCTAAATACAAATCGGTAATTATATCTTCCATAGTAACATTTGTATTATCATCCACATTTGTATTCTTATATAGAACACAATTAAATTTAGGAGTTGAAGAATAATAAATTTCAACATTAAATAACGTAGGAATAGAAGATTGGAACATATTACTTATTGCTTTACTATTATAGTTTCTAAAATCACCTAATCTATAAGGAGAATTAGCACCACCTTTTGGAAAATGTTTTCCTGAAGCATATACAGTATGCGAATTAGTACTTGCATCTTTATCAATACCTCTAACTCCATATACATTATCAATATAAAGTTCTTTACATGCTTCAATAGCAAAACCTTCTCCACCATAATTATAACGTAAGTTCTTATAAGTATCCATAGGTATATTCATACCACAACGAACAACACAAGTATATTTATTATATGAAGATGTTACTATTTCCTCAGAGTCTTCTCTAATAGGATATTCTTTAAATTCACCTTTACAACTAATAGGTTTATACTTACTCCATATATTTATATTTTCACTCTTACAAAGAGTAGCAAGGTCATTGCTACTCTCTCCAAGAGCTCGTTTAACATCATCAATGCTAACAGGAGCACTAATAATTCCGTTTTCACTATTGTAAGACATAATCTTTATTTTTTAAATATTCAACTTCAGTTCCTTATTCTGTTACAACTTCTTTAGTAATAACTCGCTCTACTGTTACATTGAACACTAGGCAAGGCAGCTCTATAAGAGCCACCCTGCGTTAATACTCACGATACTTACTCTGCTACCTCGCTTGCCATATTAGCGGCGATAGCGGAATTAACCTCCTTAATCAATGCTGATACCTCACTGAGCTTGCTCTGCGGAACACCGCTGATGTTGTAGGTCAGCTCGCTGCCGTTGGAGCTGGCGTTCGCATTGCCGAGATAATTACCATTTGTATCACCATAGATACTCATATTGATGCTCTCAATGTTGCCACCCGTCTTGTCAACATTGTAGGTGATTTCTACTCGATAGCCGCCCTTGGTGTAAGTGGCAGCTGTCTGTTCACTTTTCTTGTTAATCTTTAAATTCTCCATTTTCTAATCTAATTTAATGAATTAATATTCTTGTTATCTAATCTCTTCTTGTTGCAGTCTTCCTTATCTCCGCTCAATCGCTGAACCTCTGATTCGAGGAAGACCACCCGAGCCTTCAACCTGCTGACCTCATCGCCCACCTGCTCGATAGCACCAAATGCCGTTGCAATCAGCTTCGGAGACCAGTAGTTAATCTTGTAGTAGCCCTTCTCGTCCGTCTCAACGATGTCCTTTAAGTGAGGGTTGCACAAGACGTGCTGGGCAATCCAACCGATAGACCTTGTATTGTCCTTCTTCCAAGCAAAGCCGAACGTGCCACCCATTGCCTTGATGATACCAAAGTAGTCCAGCTTCCGCAAATCCTGCTTCAAGCGGATGTCAGAAGATTGATAAGCTGTAACTCCACCTTTAGCAAGAATACTATTAGGGAAGTAAGTATTCATATAAGCATCATAATTATATATATGACCAGTGGCAGCAATTGTATATCTACCATCATTAAAAGCATATTTAGTTAAAGCTAAAGCTCTAATTTTAGCAACAATACCATTACGTAAATTAGTATTATTACTAGGATGACTAAATACTAATCTTACATAACGATGTGTATCTTTACCAACAGCTACATTTAAAGGACCAACACAAATATCACATTTATGTGACCATCCATACATTACTTTAGAAGCATATTCAGTATAAGCACCACTACTATTTCCCAAATATACTTGACATTTTATATTAACTCCATTATCTACATCAACACTTATCCAACTAAGTTCTTGATATGCTTCATTAGGAACCTTAACAGTAACTCTAAGTTGATTTTTCTTTATTTGAGCAAGTTTATTAGCATCATTATTACCAGTAATATTATTATTACCTAAAAAATAATTAAATATACCAACATTATCATTTACAAGATTAAATCTATTTTCAGGATTACCAGGATACGTATTCCAACTAGCACCGTTATCCATTGAATATTCTACTTGTATATTACCCATATCAATACCATTAAACATATTAGTAACATTCGCTCCGATACTACCATCCCAATTTTGTAAACTAGTACCATATACATTTGAATCAGTAGTAGTAAACATTGTAGCTTTAGCTCTTAATAAACTATTAATATGAGTATCACCATTAATAATAGTATTACCATTAATAGTCATACTACCGCAAGCAATAGCATTATCTACATTAAGACTTTTAAAACTAGCATTACCACTTTGTGTTATTTTCCAATAAGCACTACTTGCTTGACTACACATATCTTGAACTTTCACCCAATTACTATTATTACCATTACCTAAATATAAATCACCACCACTACCTCCAATTCTAGCTGCAGCATCAGGAGTTATAGTTGTAATACCTGGAAATTTAAGTGTACCATCATTTTGTGCACTATTAGCATTAAACACAGAATTATCAGCTATACCAAGATAAATAGTTTTATTACTATGAGTATATTTAAGTCCAGCCCATTCATTCCAATCCCAAGCAGTTTCACCAAAACGAATAGCCTTACCAGTATTGAATATTACTTGACCTTCAAGAGCACTAATCCAAGCAGGACTAGAATTATTACTTAAAACTATAGCTTGGTTTTGAGCAGCAGTTCTAATAGACTCTTTAGAATAAATTTGACCAGCAACATGAAATTTATAAGCTGGAGAAGTAGTACCAATACCTACATTACCAGCTTTTGTAATTTCAAGAAAAGATGAAGATGATGAACCTCTTCCTATTCTAAATGTGTCAACATCAGTTTTCATTAATCCCCATTGAGAATCTATTACACTAGAATGTGCCACAGCTTTACAACCAAGCATTATAACGCACCATTCATTACTGTTACCAACAATTCTTATACCTTCGTTATAACCACCAAAATTAGATGCTCTTTCTATTTGTAATGTTCCGTTCACATTACCTGTGCCATCAAAACTTTGACCCCAAATAGTTCTAGGAGTTTGAAGCTTGGTTGCAGAAGCAACATTTATATTATGTATATCAGTACCATTAAGAAGTAATGTGCCAAAATCCAATCTTAAAGTATTGGCTGTTTTAATAGTCATACCATAGTAATCAGTAATAGTAGTACTATATGCTCCAGTATTTGGATACCTATGGTCAAATCCATACCAAGGATGTTTATTAGTACCATCACTCCAAACATCATTCCAATTAAATGACCAATTTATATTACCATCAAAAGTTCTACCACTAGTAGCATGATAACCATCAACCTTGTCAGCATTGCCTGCACTTGTAGCATAAGCACAACTTCCACTAGAAGTAATATAACCAGTATCATTAGTAAGTTGACTTACTTTTGTAGGTATTTCACTCTTCTTAGCATAATCTGCAAGACTTTGATGAGAAGTAAGATAAGTTCCTAAATCTACAGCAGTTCCACCAGTAGCTGCAATAGTTTTAGTAACACCGTTAATCTTAACACTATGTGTATGACTAGTTGCCGACTTACCACTAAGAAGTGAATCTACACTACTTTTGGTATAATAGTTAGCAAGACTTTGGTGAGAAGTTAAAAATGTAGCACCTTTAGTAAATGTAATACCCTTTCCGCTTTTAGATACAGACGTGATAGCATTCCCACTTCCACTTACAGATATTGCATTAACGTAACCATCAAGTGACTGATGACTAGTTAAGAACGTACTACCTTTAACTACGCTGATAGTAGTACCATTCTTGGTGACAGACGTAACCGCATTACCGCTACCGCTGACAGAAATAGCAGTAGCACTACCACCTTCCAAGCTAGAGATACGAGTATCAAGAGCCTTGATGGAGTAGGCAGAGGCAATCTCACTCAGCGATTCTGATGTAAGCTTCAAGGCATTTGAATAACTCTTCACACTGCCGTTCAAGCCGCCACCACTGGATGATGATGTCCCAACACCATAGGCAGAAACACCACCACTAGTATAGAGGTTTGCCACCTCGTTAGTCGTAGTGTTCGTAATCTTCAACGCCTTATTGGTTGCATCATACTCCATCTTTATGTTGCCGATGGAGATGTACTTTCCGTCAGGCACGATGATACTTCCGTTAATATCGGCAGTACCGTTAAACGAGTTACCCCAAAGATTGCGAGTATTCGTGAGCTGGAGAGCCTTTTTCGCAGAACCGCTTGTAAAGTAGCCCTGCAAGGTGGTGATACTCGTCTTGTTGGTGGATATGCCCGAAGCGTTCACCCCTTCTGCCTTTTTCGCTCTTGTTACCTCGTCAGATATAGACTTATTGATTCCATCAACGATACCACTTAAAGTGTCTGTCTGCGCAATATTGGCGAGGAAGCTCACCACCTCGTTCCACTTATTGATAACGCCGTCCGCAGTCTCCTCGTCAGTAGTTATAAGGGCGTACCAGTCATAGGCACTATCCCAACAAGTTACCTTCGTTGATGTAATGCCGTCCAGTACAGACTTATTGCTATGAGTATGCTTTGCTGATACCGCACCATCCCAAGCCGTCTGCTTTGTTGTTGTTGGGATGGAGTAACCAGAAGCAAGACTAATAGCAAACGTACCGCTTGTTGTGATGGTCTTAGTTGCGCACGTCAAACCAGTAGGAAGGGTAAGAGCTACAGATGTAACAGTACCCTTATTGGTAGTATAGCCCTTTGCATCAATCTCCGCTTTGGTATAATAGCTTGCGAGAGACTGATGAGTAGTCAGATACCCTTTATCATTGGTAAGCTGGCTTACCTTCGTGATGCGGTCAGTGATTTCTGTCCACTTATGGGTATGCGCACTAGGTGTGAATGTTGATGGCTTACCCGTGATGTTATTCCAAGAGAGATTAAGACCGCCAAGTTCTGTGGCTATGTTGTCAATTCGGCTGCTGAGAGCCTTGATAGCATAGGCATTCGGAATACTAGTCAAGTCTGCATCCGTATAGCTTCCTTCTAAGATTCTCGCATAGCTGATTACGCTTGCAATCAAGCCGCCACCGCCCGTGGTAGATGCTCCTGCTCCGTATGCCGTGATACCGCCTGTGGCATAGAGATTACCATCAATCTTGATAGCCTTGTTTGTGGAATCATACGTGAGCTTAATGCCATGGAAGGAGATTGTACCCTCGAATGTAGCATCGCCCGATACGCCAAGTTTAGAGAATGGAGCGTTTGGCTTCAAAGACACAAGGTCGGCAACGCTCGTTCCTGCACTTCCTTCCTTCCAAGTCGGCTCGAAGAAGATGAGGTATGCGCCAAGATTCTTTTCGCTGATGATAAACGATGTAGGGTCTGCGTGAACCTTTCCGCTCACATCCCACCAGATAGCACCATTGGCAAGGTAGCCAGAGCCATCGAAGCGGATGAGGGAGGTTGCAGGGGTAAGATTTCCGCTATTATAGTCCTTATCCACCATCTGACCGCCCCACCATGTTGCGATACTCTTCTTTCCTCTGTTCTTGTCTATTGCTCCGTTGATACCGCTCTGAACGTTTCCGTCTCCGTCTCTCAGCGCAATGAGCGTTGTCATTACAAGACCACCGTCAATATCTGTAGTCTGACCGAGCGCATCCTTGAGATACTTGTAACCTGCGAGGTCTGTGATATTCTGCTTCAAGTCACCATATATCTTGCTAGTGATATAGGCGTTTGCCAAGCCAAGTTTGTCATAGAATGTGCTGTATGCGGACTGAAAGTTGGTGAACTTCGTTCCCACGGCTGAGACGATAGCAGCCTTGCCGTTGGTATCAGTCTCATTGTATCTTTTAGATATATCTGAAAGATCCTTGATGAGTTCTTTCTTGGCATCAGAGAGGTCAGTGAAAGCGGAAGTGAGGTCAGTGAGTTCCTTGGTGTCCTTCAGTACCTCTGCGTTCTCCACCTCATTATATGACTTCTGCGCAGCCGCAAAATCATCTTCAAGTCGCTTCGAGTCCTGCGCCATAGCCGCAATCTCGGAAGGCTCTAGGTAGCCATCGGTAACATAATTATCGAATTCCTTCTTATTATCAGTGACCGTCTTTCCGAGGTTCGTAATATCCTTCTGTGCGGTCTGTGCCGCCTTCTGAGCATCTTCTGCTGCCTTTTTGGCTGCGTTGGCAACGGTATCATCGGTGTATTTAGATGCTTTAATCCAATCACCGATGGCGAACTGAGAACCTGCCGCTTTGTTGGTCTGACAGCGCAATACCTCATTCTTGTAGGTACTGCCGTCAGAAGGATAAGTGGCATTAACCCATATATCGCCAACCTGATAAGGTGTCGTAGGCTGAACGCTGAACACCTTCATTTTCCCGTTTGCGGTCTCCTGTGCCATTCTTGCATCGGAAAGGGCTTTGGCGATGTCGGTATCTGTAATGATAGTCCACTTATAGGTGTTGCTATCCTTGGCAAAGCGGTATGCCTTGCCCGTCTTGTTGTCGTAGTAAAGGTCGCCAAGATGGATTTCTTTATCCTTATCGGTCTTCCAACTGATGGCTGGGGCATTCTCCAAGGTAGGAACACCATCATAGAACCACGTTTCGATAGCACCATCCACCTGATTCTGCAATTCGCCAATCTTCTTGAAATACTGAGACAATTCCTTGCCATCCACAGTGGATTTAGCGGAAATCTTAGCCTTAACAGACATTTGCTTAGTGCTGCTATCATATCTGATATAAGAGCTGCCCTCATAGCCATTCTCCTTTGTAGGTCTATCGCCTACATACATATCACCATAGACGTTGAAGAATGCCTTGTTATTCTGCTTATTCACACCATATTCCACGTACTCCCTATTGGCAAAGGAATAGCTGTTGATGCCGTGATAGAGGCTGATGGATGGCGAATAGGTATCTACTGCCGAGAAGATAAGGCAGTTCTGACGTTCTACATCGGTTCTGTTACCGCACTGGTTGAGCACATCACCTTTCGCAGGAACATCGCTTGCCGTAGCGCAATCGGTATCGGAGAGGTCGATATAATGATACTTCTTTCCTTCCAGTTCTACAGGGTCTTCATCACGACCGATTACCAATCGCCAATAGAAGTGATTGCCAGCCTTGTGATAAGTGCCCTTGCGAACATTGAATGATTCCGAGCGCACTTGGTCGTTAACCGCGAAGTCGTTATCTACCTCATCACCATCCTGCTCTGCTAAGAAATAGCAACGATAAGCCTTCTGTGACACATTATTATATGTCACAGTAACCTCTTCTACCTTATGAGCCACCACACCGCCAGCAGGAGAGATTATCTCCTTACCACCGATGGTGGATGTTTTATTGATGACCAGCTCCTCGAAGATAGCCTTCATTCTTACCTCCAAGTAATCTGTGATGAGGTGCGAACGACCTTCTGCATCTGGAGTCCACGAGCCTCCGTTCTCATTGTTGGAGTTACCGATAAGCAATCCACTTAAAAGCTTCTGCACCTTTTCCCAAGTGATCGTGCCGTTGGCTATGTCATCGTTTATCTTTGAGATGAAGTGCTTACTTCCCTCTGTTGCAATCTGGCCCTTGACTTGTGTAGTTGTCAATCCTGCACCTGTTCCGCCATTTCCACTTTGGAGCGACGATATCTGTTGCTGAATTTTCTGGATAGTTCCAACCTCCTTATCCTCGCGAAGAGTTATATCGTAGGTAGGAATCTTACCATCTTCTTCCTTGATTGTGAGCTGATCTATGGATATTACACCGCCAATTCTGAGGTCAGTATCCTCAAACTCCATCAAGTCTCCGGCTTTGAGCGTATCATGAAGACTCTTGATAACTCCTGTAGTATCCTTTTCAGCAAGATCATGCTGTCTTGCCATGAAAATCTCATCAACCTTAGGCTGATAGACGTACCTTGTGTAGTCGTTCTTGTCAATGAATGCTATGGCGTATTTAAGGAGCTTCAGAGACGCAGCATTTACATACGAATCAGGAAGGGTGATGCCGGTAAGAACAAAATGGTCGCCTTTCTTGATAGGGTAGTCCTTGTATGGAAACCAAAGCTCAAGAGCATCATCCTTGACTCTCTCAATAGTAAGCCTCCATCTTCCATCAATCTTGGTTGAGGATGCTACCTTGAATGTTCGTCCGCCGCACATACCATCTTTCATGGAGATAGAGAAGTCGTCATCCTTTAAGTCGTTGATATCAAAGTCGATAGCCTTTTTAAGATAGATATCAACATTCTTTACGGTTTCATTATCGCCAAATCTTCCGTCATCATCAGGAGCCACACCCTCATCAATCTCATCAACACGTACGCCGCCGATTTCCATCTCCTCGATAGTAGGGTAGATTTCAATAACTCCATTTGTCTTATCATCTGTTTCAAAGAACTGCGATGCAGAACGAAGACCAATCTGCTCGATGTTGATAGAATCGATGTATGGCCTGTGCGGATCTGTGGAGAATTTATGCTGTCTACCGGTAGGATTCACGTACTTCTTCTCTTCATCCGTGAGTGTGTTATAGAAATCACTCAGCGATACATGAGGGAATCCAGGCAACATAAGTCTGTTGATGGACATGTTGTTCGGAAGATTCTTTGCGTACTCCTTCATGGATGAAGGAACTTCCTTCTTGTTGAGACCGGACGTGATATACATCTTTGTATTTCCGGCCTTGACCTGCGCAATAAACGCATCAAGCTTCTCCTTTGATTCCTCATCTCCGGTGTCAGTCTGTGTTCCCTTCAGCTCAGAATAGAATCTACATTTTTTAGAGTCGTATGCCTGTGTTACATAACCGGTAATCTCAGTTTTGAAATCAAATGTAACCTTAAGTACCCAACCGAGAGACTGCTCGCCAGTTTCCCCAGGAACAATATACTTTCTCGGATTCTTGAAATATGTTTCTATATAATCGAGGTCCAGTTCAAGTGTAACATTCGTGCTGGCCCCGACGACTTTCGTGATGTTCGCCACATACTTGACACCGAGGTCCGCATAGTAGTGAGAAGGAAGATTCTTCTCGGAACCATATGCTCTTAGTCTTGTAACGACACTCTGATCGGAATCAGCGTTCTGAACAATCTCATAGAGTCCGTTGCCGAGTCCGTACTTGAAGATATGATTAGCCTGTATTCCGGTAGTACCGACATAGATGTTTCTTCCTCTGACGATGAAGTTTATGTCCCACTTCTCGTTCACAAGCGCAAGGGCTTGCCAACAGGTCTGCGAATCCACTGTAATGGACATCGATTCGATGACGTTATCGTCGGTTTTCTCACCATAAACCGACAACCACTCACTTTCAAGGGCTCCACGCTGAACGGAACGGTCCTTGTTTCGGGAGTAAATCTTCCAAAGACCTGCACCAATCTGCTCGTTTAAGCATGCCTGGATTCTGTCTAGCAAATCATCCAAAGTCTGTACATAGAATTGGAATTTCGGCAGGGAAGTGTAGTGAAGCTCGTTATCGTTCAATACCACATCGAGAAACTCTGCCCTGGCAAGCTCATCCTGCAATGCGTTGAACTTTACGCTGTCATACACGAAGCCCTCACCGTAGGTGTCAGGTCTTGCCTGCTTATCTTTGCCCGGCTCGTAGTTGAGTTCGAACCGCTCGCCACGATAGACAATATAGTCGCCTATCTGAAAGTTGATAGGCACTTCATGCTTGATGTTGATAGTCAAAAAGCACTCACCCATCCAGGAATCAGAGTACTCCAATCCATGAACGGTTATCTGCTCTCCGTTAACGTCTGTCAGCTTCGAGCCATCCTTATGATAAATATTCCAAGCGCTCATCTGTATGCTATACTAAATTTGAAATATTGCCCTGTGTATCCTTAATCGGCTTAATATCAGTAACAGGGTCGTTAAACTTGAAAGTAATAGAGAGGACTAGCAAGTCCTCGTTATCCGGATCCCTATAGAGGTTTGGATCAATATCCTTAAGTCTTACATGCTGTCTTCCGATTCTATTGAAGTCGCAATACATCTTCATCATGCCTGACTTGCGGATGTAATCAATAAAAGCCTTACATTTCTCGTTAGCGCCGAAAGCCTCGCCGTGGAACATAAACTTAACCTTATTCTCGTATGCCGCCATATAAAGTCCATCCTTTCCGATATATTCGTCATCACCATGCTCATCGTGCCACTCCCTTTTCGGTGGTTCCTTGACAGAATCACAAGGCTTGAACGGGTTCTCGCTAACGTACATACCGAAGTCGGCGATGGAGTCCTTCACCTCGTTCCCATCGCCTTCCTTCTGCATGTATATCCTGAAATAATCTTTCATACCTTAATCAACTTTTTATAAATGCAAATATACAAAATATTGCATAAATATGCAAGTAATACACGTATAAATATGCGTTAATTGAACTTAAAATCGTGTCTATCCCTGATATTGACTGGTCCGGTAGCTTTCACGACTGTTCCTCCGTATTGGTAGACGAAGCACTTTGCGGTATCTTCGCATTCAACATGAAGCTCTGCACCATCTAACAGATTGACAAACACCCTGGAGAATCCCTTAACCTTAAGGTAAAGTGAAGAGTTGTGCCTTACGTATATCTCTCCACTATCCATCCAGTCATAGTTGATGTTTGCTACACACTCTCCATTGAGGATGACAATCTTTGGGTTTTGCAGGTCAACGTTCTCGTCAACATACACACCATGATCATGAATGACATCACCAAAGTACTTCTTCATATCCTTGGTCGAAGGCCAGTTCTTTCCGATACAGAAGTCGATACCCTTAACAAACTTCTCGACCATCTCATGCTTGGATGAGTTGTCGTGCCACTCGGCGGTCCACTGAGCGCAAAGACCCAGTGAAACCGCCTCGTTCTTCATTCTGTCTGATAAATTTCTTTTTCCAAACATAATTATTTCATTTTTAAAGATTTAGTGCCATTGATAACTCTGTTGAAGTTATCGTTATACTCAATGAAAATTTTCTCGATTCTCTCTGCTGCATCTGCATTGCGCAAGGTATTCCGAGCAATCAGGTTAAGCTGCGTGAGCTGAGATTTTGCAATCTCGCTCATCTCTGGAATGAACTTACCCTGCATTTCCCTTATCACAGAAACATCAAGTCGGACCGCATTGAGGTAGGATGCAAGAAGATCAGCTGTCTCCTCTGTAATGCCTTTTATCGAGTTGGTCGTAGAGGAACTTCCGTCCTCTCTCATATCCAATCCTTCGTTCTTTAAGGCATCAAAAAGACCGGTTATCTGAGGAACGACCTTATCTCCTATTTCATTAACCTGCTTCGCAAAATTAATCATGTCCGTTTCGTCGAGCTGTCCCTTTTCATCAAGAACGGATGTAAGCCATTCTATAGGTTTTTCGAGCGCCTTTTCCATGATTTTCTGTGTAATGATATTCTTTACCACATCGCGAACCATGTCTTTGACTTTCTTCTTGTAGGCATCAACTGCATCCTCACCTTTAGCCCATGCGCTTACGATAGTATCTGTAAGAGTACTTGCCCAGCTCTTCATATCGATAGAGTAAACGTCTTTCAGGAAATCCTGTGCGAACGTCTTGATCTGCAACTGCATCTCCTTGATTTGCTGGTCGTAGTCAGCAATCTTATCCTTATCCGTCTTTTTCTTATCCTCCTCAGCTTGTCTCTGCTTTCTCAACTCGTCTTCCTGAGCGTGGAGTAGGGCGAGTTGATCTGCGTATGCGGAAGGATTCGTCTCAGTCTTCATTACAGCGTCATAAGTCTCCTTGCTGTAGTGACTTAAGTTGTGACCTCCAAAGAAATTCTTTCCAATATCGGTCTTAGAGAAAGCATCCCAAGCCTTATAGTCATTCTTGACATCTTTAAGCTTATTTGCTGTATCAGAAGACCTTTCATAAGAATAGATTCCACCGAGCGTCTTTTCGATGACAGAATTGATGTTTGAGGATAGGTTCTTCAGCTCATTCAGCTGTCTCTCTGCAAGCTTTATCTGCCTGTCGAGCTTGGCATCATGAGCCTTTGCAAACGCCTTGATAGGAGAGGTAAATATTCCAGTGACACCGGCAAGGATTCCACCAACGTTGCCGGACTCCGCGCTTGTTACCACCTTTGACAGTGAACTTGACATGCCGGAGAATGTCTCGAAGAACGCAGAAGCGTCCTGCCATCCATCAGACTCAGTGTCAGCTCCGAGAAGGGAAGCAGTCTCTTTGATGTCATTGAATGCTTCACTCATTCCCTGGACATTCTGGTCGATAATACTTACTACGTTAGCAAACTTATCAAGAGACTCCTTTGCTTTTGTTCCATCCTTAAACAGAATCTCAGCAGCTTTCATCATAGCCTTTCCGCTGTCAATCATGCTGTCACCACGCTTGATGAAGTTTTCGTCTCCCATTTTGAGACCAAGTTCACGAACCTTCTTTCCTTCAGCAATTTTACTTGCTGCGATGGTCATCTGCTCGCTGGCATCAGAAATCTTCTGCTCGGCCATTCCCTTCAGACCACCATTGAGGAATGTCTTTCTTGGGTTCGTCAGCTTCGATAACTGCTCATCAAGCTGCTTGATTTCCTTGGCGTACTCTCTCGCATCAATGGCTCCGCTTTGTAGAGCCTCATTGATATTCTGCCTGATTCTTGCTTCGATAGTCTGAGCCTTATCCATGCCGAGAGACACGATGGCTCCGTAGAAGTTGAGATAATCAGAAGAGTTCTTGAACTTGTCAAGTTTAACCTGCCCAATCTCCTTGTCTCTCTGAATCTCGTACCTTGCCTTAATACCAGGATCATTCGTCTTGCTGATAAGTTCGTTGTATCTCTCCCTTATCTTTAAGATTTTATCCTCATAATCTTCTGTCTTCTCGATGATGTCGGCAGCATCCTGCAAAATCTTGATATAGTTGCTTCGAAGAAGGTCAACTATCTTCTTCCACGCCTCATATTCACCTGGGCCTTTAAGAGTTTCCTTTGCAACACCATCGGACATCGACATTGCATTCTCTCTCTGGAAATCCTTCCCGAATTTGTTGTTATACTCGACTATAAGCTCCTTTGCTTTGTCATCGATATATCCAGGGTTGTTGAATGCAGCACTGGAGAAATTCTTATCACCGGTCTTACTGAACAACTCTTTATACAAGTCCCATTGACTCGATAACCTGTTCAATAATTCCGTGAAATCAGCTGCCTTTCTCTCGTACTCCTTCTTGTCTTTCTCGTCGAAGAGCCACTCTGAAACCTCGCGATAGATGGAAGTTTGGAACTTCTTTCTCTCGGTGGTGTTTATACTGAATCCTTCAAGGAGAGAATGGACAGCCTTCTGATAGTCGTCAAGATTAAGACCGGTAACCTCCGGGAAGAGATTATAAGTCTTCTTCTTTGCCTCTTCATCAGACATTATGCTCTTGTACTTCTGATACATCTGCCTTGCAGACTTCAAGCTGCTAAGGCGTTCCTGCAAGCGTTTGAGCTCAGTATCTTCTTCGCGGCCATTCTTGTTTTTATCCTTACCGAAGTGACCAGTAACCTTATTCTTGCCTACATCAAGACTTATTCCAGACTGAGCCGCTATTGCTTCAAGCATTCGCTCCTCCCTTACGTATGGTTGTCTGTCGCCTGCATTCTTTGCATTGTCGTTCTCGTCACGGACCTCCTTATATCTCTTTCTTACAGCCTCTCCGAATGAAGTCCATCCGTTACTATTTCCTCCATTCAGATTGTGGAGATACTCGGCCATTTCCTTCTGCCAGAAACCATATGTTCCTCCTTTAAGTTTTCCTGCCTTTTGTAGCTTGCCGAAGACTTTTCTTTCGATAGTTCCTACTTTGTTAGGGTTTTTCCAAACTTTTGGACCAGTATTGCCTTCTTGTGGCTTTGCTTTTCCTATGTTCAAAATAGCCATAGCTACGCTTTGAAGTCTCGCTACAAGACCAGGAACTTTCTTGTTCGCCTCAGATAACATTTGGTCAAGCATGGTTCTGAACTTATCCGGGTGCTGTTTGCACCACCTTGAGAACTCAACCATGTCCATATTCCTACTCTTGGCCATATATTCGAGATATTTAGGAATATCGTCGGTAGCTATCTCGCCGAAATTCGCTCCAAAATGCCGAAGGTCGTCTTCCAAATTTTCAAGACTTCCCTTCATGTCTTTGTTTCCGTTGCTTACTTTGTCAACAAAGTGACGCCAGGTTGCAGCCCCTTTTCCGCCAGTTGTATATAGCGTGTATAGTTTTTCCTCGAATGTCATACCTGCCGCCCTTGCTCCAAGCATCGAGTTTGCCACTTTCTCCATAGAGCTTTTTGTGGAATCACCGAATTTCTCCATCTTCATCTGGAGTTGAGCAAGGTCCCCTGCAACGTCGTTTATGTTTTCGTCAATATCGTCTTGACCGATACCTGCCCATTGACCGAACCAACTAGCTCCACCTGCGAATCCAGCACCAGAAGCCTTCTTTGCCTTTGCAAAGTTCTCTCCTTCGCTTGGAGTGAAATTATTCTCATTCCTTGCGTCAATGATTTTCTGTTTTAAGATATCATACTCCTTGCCGAGGTCATCAGTACTATCTATCTGTTCCTTAATGGAGTCTGTATAGAGTCCGCTCTGTTTAAGGACATCAGTCATCTTGTCTACCTGTTGCTGAAGAGTCTCGCCAGTGCCTTTATTGCCAACTTCCGATAACGTATCAGATAGTGTCTTTACTGTTGTTTTTGCAGTCTCGTTTATCCTATCGGTATCCTGTTTGATACTGTCCTTGAACTGACTATATGCCGAATACAGAGCTGTTCCTATAGTAATACCAAGTGTTGCAATATTCCATCCTGAGAATAATCCTCCAAGCTTTCCTTTTGCCTGGTTAACAGCAAGCGACATTCTTGCCCTTGTTCCTTCTTTAGTTATAAGCTCGGACTCCTTTGCGCTTATCAAACCCATAAGGCGAAGCTGTTCGATCATCTCCTTGGATATTAGACCCTCGCGGAAAGCTTTTTGCATCTTCAACGCGCTAAGTCTTCCCTCTAGTGCAGCTTGCTCTACAGCATTTCTGGTATTAATCTTGCTATTCAGCATTCCCTGGTAGTCAGCAATATTCTGCCTCATTTTTTCCTGGGTTATCTTACCCTCAATGAGAGCTTGCTGCTGCTCTACGGCGAAAGTTCTTAGCTTTACCTGTTGTTCAGCCTGCAAAGCTGCAAGGTTACTGCTTATACCAACTCTTGAAGCAATGGCTGTCGCACCCTTACGCAAAGCATACATAGCACCGAATGCAAGTGCTGCGTTAGAGACCTTATCCAAAGCCAAAACCAAATCTGTTGTTCTATTAATAAGGAATGAGAAAGTACCTCCGACAACGCTCTTACCTTCTGCGAACTTTCCAAGCATAATGTCCCAGGCATCAATGAGCTTATTCCATCGACCAAGCAATGTTTCGGACAGAACGAACTGCATGTTGTAGAACTGACCACCCTCGTCCGTCATCTTCCAAAGTACCTTCTGGACATCCTCAAAGCTAACCTGTCTAGCACTAATCATCTTCTTGACATCTGCCTGGGTATAATTGTTCCTTCCGTTCTTTCCTTCTGAATTGTAAAGCTCCGTAATTCTCTGTAAGAGAGGAAGTCCTGCGTAAGCAAACTGGCGCAACTCCTTACCATCGAGCCAAGAACGAGCCTTTACCTGGCCGAATGCCAAACCCAATCGTCCGAAGTCTACACCAAGACCAGATGCAATATCCGCAAGTCGCTTTGTGGTATCATACAAGTCATTTGCCTCGACTCCAAATGCAGCCAGCTGCTTGACATCTCGGTTCAGCTCTCCAAACTTGAATGGAGACTGCAACGCAAGCTGCTGTGTCTGAGCGAACAGCTCGTCAGCCTTCTGTACATCACCAAGGATGGAGCGTAACGCAACATGCTGCTGAACAATCTCACCACCGGTCTGTACGATTGAATTAAAGAATTGCTGTGCGCCAAAGACAATACCTCCCTGTAAGAAGAGAGACTTGATATCTCCGACTATGGATTGCATCTTCTTCGCTTCAGCGTTTGCTCCGGCGAATGCTGCTGCGAGGTCGTTTCGTGCCTTTGCGGCAGACTGAGCAATCTCCTGCTGACGCTTCTGTTCAAGCTCGATACCTTTCTGAACCTCTTGGTTTATTGTCTTTTGGTCTTGAAGTATCCTCGATGCTAAAGTGGTATCGTGTCCACTACCAATGTTGCCAAGCATACCTAGGCCTTCTCTCCAATTCTCCGAATTGAGCCTGTCTTTGATGGTTCTAAGATCTCTCATTAAAGAAAGGAGCCTGCTAATCTCAGCTTCCGCTTTACTAACATCTGCTCCGACAGAAATTCCTCGGCTGTATTCAGAGCGAAGCTGGCGAACCTTATTGCCGAGAGAATCATATCGACGCTCCGTGTTCTTCAACTCATTCTGGCGTTGCCTATCTGCCTCTTTTGCCTCGCGTGCTGCGTCCTTTATAACCTTTGCATAAGTATTTGCTTTATCTATAGCATTAAGATACCCGGAACTCTTTACGACATCAGTTGCTGTGAGTCCTGTGACAGGATGAATACCTCTGTTATTCCTGATCTGTTCTAACTCAGTTCTGTATTTAGACAGTTCTGACAACGACTGACGTATGTTGTTCGTTGAATCGACGCCAAACAGCTGTATTCCTTCACCATGGCGTTTGTTGATTTCGTCAATAATAGAAGATAACTTATAAAGTTCTCTCTCTGCCTTGTTTGCCTCAGTTGCAACTCTGTTAGGAAATATGTTGAATCCAGCACCTTCCTTGGACACCTCTCCGAGTATGCGGCCTATTTTGTACAATCCGTCCTGGACAGACTCCAACTGCTGGAGTTTTTTCGAACTGAAGAAATCTTCGCTTGAAAATACGCCAATATTACGACGTAATTCTTTAACGAAGTTGTTTAGCTTTTCAAAACTACGACCTCCCTTATCTCCAATACCTTTTGTTGCTTCGGATATTGCTTCCAAAGCATTCTGTGCCTGCTTACCAGTAGAATCAACCTTGTTTAATTCTCTGATAATCTTTTTGGTTTCCTCTTCAATTCTCGATTTTAGAGTGAGCGAGAAACTGAGGTCTCCCATATTTCCACCTGCCATATCCTGAATATTTTTAAATTAGAGTTTATTGTTTTAAGTAATCTGGAAGACTTATCTTCTTGCCAACGAGGCTTCCCTCATTCTTCTTTTTCTCCATCCACCTGTCGTAGAGGTCATCCATCTCCTTCTTGGTATGCTTCTTCGGACCACCTTCCTTCTTGGTCTTTGGATATACGACAAGAGGCTGGTCTGCAACCATGAGGTCAATCTGCGCCGATGAATAGCCCCACCAGTAGTCATAGGCTGCAATGAAGTACTTGCGCTGAAAGAGGAAACCGAACTTCTCCGCTAGTGAGAAGGCTGCTCCCCAGCTTGTTCTGCTTGGATAGCTTTTGCTTCGCTCCTCGTCATCGTCATCATCACGTCCGTCATCCCGGTCGCTAATATGGTAGCCAGTGAGAATGCGTTCGATGGAATTTTTTTTTTAGAAACATCGAGGACCCTAAGAACCTCGGCCACATCCACATCCTTGATGTAGTAGAGCCAACGCCAGTAGATCCAATACAGGAATCGTATCTTCCAGATGTTGTTGAGGAGAATGCAGACACAAATCTTGACGTTGCGCTTCCATTCGTTCTTCTCCTTTGCCCTAATATGAGAACACTTGCTCATTGTTCCCTTGCGAAGCCAGCCGATCTTGTGCTTCTTTCCACGGAACACGAACTCGGTAGGCTCGTCGTGCAGCACGCTGTCAAGCAACTCCTGCAAGTCCACTGAAGGCTGCTCAATTTTCTTTTCTTCTGCCATGATTGTATGTTATTAAATGAAGAAGGGCGGCACGGCTGTTGATTAGCCTGCCGCCCAACGGTTTGTTATCCTGAATCTAATTACCTAAAGAAGCCTTTACTTGATTAACCGCCAATGCCTGGTCCAGCTGCTGCTGGAGCCTTAGTAAGCCAAGCGATGCTACGCTTACCTGCACCCTCGATAGAGCCGGAGAATTTAAACGCAACAGGCTCAGTACCAGAGTTATCCCACTGCAAGGTAGCGTAGAGAGCGATGTTGGTAATAACCATGAGGTTCTCCTTCTCGTCGTCAACGATAACGATAGTGCCCTTGATCTTGAACTTCTTAGGCTCAACAGCGATACCTGTAAAGCCGGTAGTAGCGTCGAGAGTAGCGTCACCTGTACCCTTCAGGGTAACCTTGGTCAGCTCGGTGATAGCATCCTCACCAAACATAATTGTCAGCAAGTCCTTTGCCTTTGAAGGAACAACGAACTCTACGTTGAAGTCGCCGAGCTCTGCGGTAGTTGCCCAGTCGCCTGCAAGACCGATAACCTTGTAGTGGTTGATGGTTGGGTCATCCATAGTCGCCTTCAGCGAGTCAACGGTAACCGGAAGCTCAACCTCTGGGGTGATGTCAACTGTAGCCTTGCTCAAATCGGTAATAGCCTTTGAGTAGAGCAGAGTTTTAGGACCATTGAAAATGTCCTTCATCTTGTCAATAGTTGTCATAGCCATAATCTAAAATATTTTAAATTGTTATACCTGAATACTTATTTCGTGCGTAACCTTCCCTGTATGATTGTCACGGAAAAACCTGCGCCATCGTCTGTCTGTAGTGTTATACGAGGATTGGAAACAATGAGATTTTTTGTGGAGATTGGAAATCTGTCCATAATCTCCTGGGCTTTCTCGTCAACGCTAGATACATCAAGTGTGTGCGGGTTGCTTGCCGAATTCTTATCGCGCACATACAATTCGATTTGAGCTATAGTGGTGAAATCATTGTAAACTCCACTTGAGTTCATCTCGTTATTGTAGATACTAGATGGGAAGTATACCACGATGTAGCTGTTGATTTTCGTATCAACTGCTTTTGGTCGGCTACGGGAGTAGAGCTTGTCACAAATCCCCTTCATTGCATTACCGACATCGAAATATAGAGTCTTAATACTAACCATATCTTACATCGATCTAAAGTATCTAACCAAATATTCTCTAAGAGAGGTAATCACATCGTGACCTCTCTTTACCTCGACAAACTTAGCGTAATCTACGCCGGCAACTAGAAGCATCTGCCATGTGGCATCGTACTTTCCTTTGTTGTGCTCCCTGGAAACAAGTTCATCCCATGCCGCGTTTGGACCATATTCACCACCTTCTCCGTATTCACCCTTGTAAGGTCTCCTTCCGCTGTCTTTGAAGGAGAATGAGCTGCGATAATACTTATCGAGGTTGTATCTCTCTCCGGCAGCAAGGGTTACTCGGGTTGGCTCTGGGCCTGGAGCATAATGAATCGACTGCAATGAGCCGTTGTAATATGTACCGATGGCTGTTGACTTGTACAAGTTACCGGTTACGTCATCATAGTTTCGAGACTTGTCAGCAGCCTTCATTGTCATTTCAGCCGCATGATCCATCTTCTGCTGCATCTTTGCTACAGCCATCTGACGGATTTTCTTCTCGACCTGTAAAAACTGACCTGATAAACTTGTCATAATCTAAACCCTTGTCAAACTCCAATACACAACAGTCCTGTTATTATCCGGTTCGCAGTCCTTAACCATACCTACCTCGGTGTTGTTGCCGACAGTGGAGTAGATGGTGTCGCCGTCAAGAGGACATCTGTCAGCATCCCATTCGTCATATCTGACCGGAATCGATGCCTTCCTCTTGTTCTGGTCGACATTCTTGTCTCCCTCTGTAGTGGTATCGGTGTAGCTGCGGCCTTCGCCATAATAGAGAATGATTTTCTTGTCCTCACCAACTGGAGCATCATCATCGGCAAATGGGTCATCAGGGTCGGCTTTTCCGACGACCTTCCTCACGATCTTGATGATGTGAGGATATCTTGGGTTTCTGATGTTTTCCTTTTCCATACGCCTTATTTGATGATGTGAGGGAGAGGTTCTCCCCAAGGAGAATAATTCGCCCTCTTTACTCCGTGGGAGGTCACCCGGAAGGTGGACTTCTTCTTGAGCATCGAATCAGGCTCCAGCTCTGCATAGATAGCGTTAGCCTCTGCCTTCATCTCGCTCCTGTCGTTGTCCGACATATCATAGCCACCTCCCGAATGAGTCCATCCGTTATCGGAATCGGAGGTGTTGTTCACCTTGCTCGGACCAAGAACAAACCATTTCAGCATGTCGGCATAGGCAAGTCTCACCTTGTCCTTGTCGCAGGCTTCGAGGTCGATGCCATTTTCAAGCTCCCTGTCGTGCATGATGCCCAACAGAGCCTTCATCGGCATCTCGAACTTCACCTTATTAATAAGGTAGTCGTTCACAGTGTAAATGTTCATCTCCGAATCCATAGTCATACAATCTAGTTACGTTAAAGAATTAACCCTTCTTGGTAATGTCGATAATCCAACGGTAAGGAGAATCGAGCATGGCAGGAACAGAAGCGAGGAACAAGTCTGTTTTGAACTCCTGGTAGAGACCGTTCGCGGTAATCATGTTACGCAGCAAGCCAAGCTTGTTGTTGGTCTGCGCCCAAGCCACATCAATGAGCTTGTTGCCAAGGGTGTCAAAGATACGCTTGTCAAGGATCTCCTTACGCATGAAACGCAAAGGCTTGCCAGCAGGGCGAAGAACGACTGTTCCGTCTGCCCAACCACGAATCTCTGTAACTGTGCCATCGAAGCGCTTGTTGTGCTCAACCTCATCGACAATCTCGATAGGAGAAAGACCGTTGAGGTCAACAACAGACTTCAAGAACATTGCGTTGTTTGGACCGTAGTTCTGCAAAACTGCCACAAAGTTAGCGTTCGCCCAGCTCTTGTACAACTCAGCAATCTGCTTGTTCTTCAAGAACACGTTATTGTAGTCGTTCTTGGTCATCTGCCATACGAGAGGTACACTGCGGTACTCGATGTTCTCCTTGCGCCAATCCTCCTCAAACTTGCGCATCTGCTCAAGCAAGTCGCAGTTTGGATCGTTCCAGGCAAGCGTACCCGCCTTTTTGAAGTTCTTCTTTGGAACTTTTGCGTCATACAGAGGCTCCTGGATACCACGACCAATCTTGTCGTAGTCGATGAAACCTGTCGAGCTCAACTGGGCTGACATGTAGGTCATAGTCATGTCGAGTGAGTCGTACAATACCTGTACCTTGTCGAGGTAAGCATCAACCAGGTCAGCGTCGTTGCCGAACTCATCCTGGAGAAGCTTCATCTTGTGGTAACGCTCTGTCGCAGTCTCACGGAAGCCGTCAGCTGCGAAGTCTGGAATTGAAGCGGTGTACCACTCAATACCCTCATGGTCGTTCTGATAGCCCTCGCCGAGAGGAGCACGGAGGTTCATCAAGGTTGCAGGGTTCAATGTACGTGTGCGAACCTTGAAGGTTGCATCACCATTGTTAGATGTAGGGGTGAGATCTGGATCAATGTCACCCTGTGTCAGATACCAGCCGTTGTTACAGCGAAGTACGCCGTCACGATTGACGAACTTCTGAAGGTAAGTGTTGTTACCCTTACCAGTGAAGAACTTCGCAAGCTGCTCGACACCAATATCAATTTTTGCCATAATCCTGAATCAATCTTTTTACGTTATACAATAGGTTAAATGTGCCAGAACTCTGGGTAGAGTGACTTGTTCATCGCCTTAACAGCAGGAGGAACAGGACCCATGCGGTCAAGCCACATAACGCAGTCTGGATTCAACATACAGAAGTTGACGTTTGTACGAGGCTTGTGATACTTGTCGCCGCCGGCATCGAAATAAGGGAAATCGTTGTCGCTCGGAGCAAAGCAGTTAGGGTTGGTTACCATTGGCAGCACGCTCGCGCCTGCCTTCTCTGCCTCCACCAGCACGTCGCCAGCGCTCAATGCGCCAAGCGTCTCCGAGAGGGTCAGCTTCCATACGTCGCCTACCGATGTGTCGGTGGTTGCCTCCACGGCGGTCACGGTCACACCCTTTGCCTTGGTCTTGAAGTCCTTCTGGCCGATCATGATGGTGTCGCCAGGGAACGGGATGTGGACGAAACCATTACGAACGATATAAATGTCTGTGTCTGTAGCCGCAGCAGTGGCCTTTGCCACGCCGTAAGCTTTCAGAATCTTGATGGTAGCACCAGGACCCTCGTTGCCAGCTGTAAAGCCGAGGTCGTGCTCAATCAAGTCGCCGGCATAAATCTTAGCCTGACCCTTGAATGGGTTGACGAGCTTACCACCAATAGGTGGGTGAACGAAGGCATTCTTGATAAGTGCCTCAAGACCGGCAAACACGTATCGGGTTCCGCCGACCTTACCTTCTGTCTGAACGATGGTTGCGCCGTGGTTAAGCATACCACGAGTACCCATCTGTTCCATGTAGGAAATAGAAGTGTTGTCCATAATCTTTTTACCTTTTTAAAATTGTTATCCTGAAATTACTTCTTGTCTCCACCGCCGAATCTCTTCTTTCGACGCTCGGCCACTTCTTCCATAAACTTGTCATCATCTGTGGACGTGCCTCCGCTAGACGTGCGACTGCCTTTTGCAGGAATACCGTTTTCTCCGGTAGCCTCCTTGTACTCTGCGGTGTAGATTTTCTCAGCCTTAGAAACCAGGTCGTCGATGTCGACATCTTCGTCCGGAATCTCCAGCTTTGCGATTGCAGCATTGAGGAAGTAGTTCTTCATTTCAAGGTTTGCCTTGTCGAACTTATCCTTCAAACCTGCCTTTACTGACTCGATGGTTGCCTTCCTTGCAGCCTTCTTGTCTCTTTCTGCGTTAGCCTTTTCGAGAGCTTCAAGTTTCTCAAGCAGCTTGGAGTATTTGTCGTCAGGATCGTCACCCTTTTTAGCCTCCTTGCGCTTACGCTCCTCTTCCTCTTCCTTCTTCTTGCGTTCAGCTTCCTCCTTGCTCTTCTTTACCTCGTCAGAGATATTCTTGTGCAAGTTGCCGTTGATACGCTTCAGACGGTTTGCTAACTTGGTAACCAACTTGGAATTTGCTTCCTCGTCATCACCGAAATCTTCCAAAACATCATCAAGTTCCTCTTCGATGGTCTTTTGGCTAAGTTCTTTGAACTTGGTGGTATCAACCTCCTTGTTCACTAATGCTAAGAGTTCCTCTCTTGTCATGTTGTTTTTTGATTAAAAATGTTATCCCGAAAGTGGTCCCTCCACCTCGAAAACGTATAAATATACCTTTTATTTTGCAAATATATGAATAAATATGCAATTACCCAAGAAAAATTGTATATTTTTGCAGTATTAAATGTATATTTATGCAAAAGGAAGTATTTTCAGGATTAAAATTGGATAACGGAGAGCCTATTTATACTCAAGAGTATATCCAATCATTAAGAGACGCCGATAAGAAACATCCCGACAAGCTGAAGATTGTAGCTCAGCGTGGCGGTCAGGAACGCATGCTGTCTATAGACGCTGATATTAAGATAGTTGGCGGTTCGCGAGGTGGACCTCTGGATGAAGACACGAGAGTGTTAACTACTAGAGGATTCATTAAAATCAAGCATCTTAAATATGGCGACACCGTAATAGGACATGACGGTAAGGGACATAGAGTATTAGGTCGAATCGATTATCCTGATAGAGATTGCTACGAAATTGAACTATCTGACGGATCGAGTGTAGTATGCTCGGATGACCATATCTGGAATGTATCTATCGATGGCGACAGGAGATTTATGCCACATCTTGCCTGTGAGATAGCTAGTTACATCAACGAAGGCTACGACATCACTATTCCCTGCGTAAAACCTGTAGAGTTTGATGAAAAGTTCGGCCTAGCCTCTGTCGCTGAGAGAACTGAGTCTTTAAGACGTATCATCGAAACATCGGGTAGATTTTCCGGAAAATACTGGAAGAAGACTTTCAAGACAAGAAAGAAAGCATTCGATTTCAAGTATCTGGTTGATAGTCTCGGTTCTGTTTGCTACGTAAAAAGGAAGTCAAACAAGAAATGGGAGGTTCGATTCGATTACAGAAAGAAGGAATTAGAGAGGAGGATTGTCAGCTGTAAACCGGTCGGCAAGCGAAACTGCTGTTGCATCGCCGTTGAGAATCCGGACTCACTATTCGTTGTCGAGGACTTTATCGTCACTCACAACTCCAAGTCCTTCTCTTCCCTTATGGAAGTTCTGAAGGATATCAAAAATCCAGATTTCCATGCAACAATTCTTCGTAACGAAAAAGACGACTTGCAGTCCTTGGTGACAGACTCTTACAAATTGTTCTCCCAATTTGGAACTTACAATAAGTCACAGAACGATATGACCTGGAACTTCGACAACGGAGGATGGCTCAAATTCTCGTACTACGCAGGAGCCTATCAGGATTTCAAGACACGATTCCAGGGGCGCCAGTATGCCTATGTCTGCATCGATGAGGGTACTCAGTGTCCATACAAGAAGTTCAAGTACCTATTGACCAACAACCGAAACGCAGCTCACATACGAAACCGATTCTGGATTACCTGTAACCCTGACCCGGAATCATGGGTGCGAAAGTTCATCGACTGGTGGGTTGACGAGAATGGATACATAATACCGGAGCGAGATGGAGTTATCCGCTACTGCTTCATGGATGGTGATACACCGGACTCTATCTACTGGGGTAACACAAGAGAAGAGGTATACGAACAGTGCAAGGGCATTATCGATAGCCTTTGGAAGGATAGCTATGAGGAACTTGGTTATACAAAGCTCGAAATGTTCATCAAGTCTGCAACATTCGTTCGCGCTGACGTATCAGAGAACATTAAGCTTATCTCTACCGATGCCTCATATCTCGCCAACCTTGCCCAACAGGACGAGGAACAGCGTATGCGAGACCTGGAGGCCAACTGGAACTGGAAAGCTGCCGGCGATGACATGATCAAGATGGAAGACCTTGATGAAATCTACGACAATGCAGAACAGATAGGAGATGGAAAACGCAGAGCTTCTGCCGATATCGCATTCACCGGAGGCGATAACTTCGTAATGTGGCTTTGGGAAGGATGGCATTGTAAAGACTTGGTTGTTTTGAGGCTGGACCCTAAGACACTCGTTTCTGTAGTTGAGGCCAAGCTGAGAGAGTGGGGTGTCGAGGAATGTAACTTCACTTACGATATGCAGGGAATCGGTCAGTACTTCAAGGGATTCTTCAAGGATGCCGTCCCATTCAACAACCAGGCAGCACCTATCGCTAGGAATCATCAGGAAGAAGAAGGAATCAAATACCTCTATAAGGATTTGAAGTCTCAGTGCGCATGGTTGTTCTATAAGATGATAAAAGAGAAGCGGATTTCCATCGACTCGGCTCTGCTTGAAAGAAAGTATTCAGGAAACGGATTTGACAAGGTTCCTCTCAGACAGATTCTTCAGAAGGAGCGTAAGATGCTCAGACGTGACGAGAATAGTGATGATAGGGGATTCAAGCTATTACCTAAGAAGATTGCCAAGAAATATGTCGGACACTCGCCTGACTTCTTTGAATCTTGGTTCTACGTAATGATATTCAGTTTAACAAAAAAGAAAAATAAAAAGGTAAAAGGATTATGGATGCTATCAAGGTAACAAATTTCAGAAAGATTCTGGTAAAGAAGCCTTTCTTTGAACTCACGCCAAAGGGGTACATGACCCACGATGGCTATTGCAGGAACGAGGTGTCCGATAATGAAGACCCTCAGATGCCGCAAGATACATTGTACAGAGTGATTAAGACTCAGAAGGACTTCCTTCGTGAGTTCTATCCTACGTCCCACAAAATCTTCGACAAGGATCTCTACCCTGACATCTGGAGAAAGAACCCGGAAGACGGGAAATGGTATGTCCAGGAGATTCAAAGAACGGCATTTGCTTTCCAGCAAGTTATTCATACGAAGCACGTTCTCCACATGACAGGTAACGATATTCAGTTTGAGCTTGCCGGTGATCCTGAGATGAAGAAACAGGAAGAGTATATTAATCTTCTTGCCAAGTTTAAGAAGGGATGGTATATGCACGATATGGAGATTCGCCACTATGAGGCTGTAAGTTCGTACATGAAGGTTGCTGAGGCTGCTGTAGTCGGATTCTTCGATAAAAACAAGAAATTCGGTACTCGCACATTGGCTTTCGATAGAGGAGACACATTGTATCCTCAGTTCGACCCTCTTACTGGTGAACTCGTTGTGTTTGCTCGCAAGTATTACGACTTCGATGAGGAAGGCAATGAAAAGATTGAATGGGTAGAGGTGTGGGATGACAAGACATTCTACCGCTTCAAGAAGCAAGTTAACGAAGGCAAGGTCAAGGAGACTATCAAGAGAATTGCCAAGATATTCGGAATCGACGACTACACTTGCGTTGAAGAGAAAGCTCACGGCTTCCCATTTATCCCTGTTGCATACGTAAGAAACGATGACGGTCCATGCTGGTCTGTTGTACAGAAGAACATCGAGGACTACGAGGAAGCTTTCTCTTATCTCTGCGAGAACAACAAGGCTTACGCCTTCCCTATAATGAAGCTGAAGGGCGATGGTGACGACATTACCGTTGTTGGAGATACAGACGGATCGGCTAAGATGATTCAGATTACCGATACGAATGGTGATGCTGACTTCATTAACGGAACAGACGCTTCCGATGCATTTGCGACACAGCTCAACAAGTCGTATGACCTCATCTATGAGCTTTCGTTCACAGTAAAGCCACCGGAGCTGAAGTCGGGTGACCTTCCGGGCGTTGCCATCAAGCTGCTCTATTCTCCTGCTATCGAGGTTGCTGAGAACGATGCCAAGAAGATGCATCCGTTCCTGGATCAACTTGTTCGTATCTCAAAGTATGGTATCGGAGTTGAAGAAAACTGCATGGCCACTATGACCGGTCTTCCTATTCACGCTTGGGTGGAAATCTATGTGCATCAGAATAAATCTGAAATAATAACAAACTTAGCGACAGCTGTTCAGAACAACTTCCTCTCAAAGCAGACTGCATCTGAGCGTTGCCCAGACTTCCCAGTTAACGATGAATATGACCGTATCATGCGCGAGAAGAAGGAAGAAGATCAGCAGGACCTCCTCATGGATATGCAGCGTGCGGATAACGAAACAGAGAATGCCATCGAGGAGCAGAAGGCAACGGCGAAGATTCAGAATGGAGGCAGCGGAAACGTACGTACTGGTCGTGGCGCTGGCAGACCGAACAAAAGCGGGACAGACTGGGATGAGAACGGCAACTGGCCGGGCCGTAACAACTGGAAGACCGTAAAGAAGTAAGCCTATGGATGAGTTAAAACGTTCTGTCGATTACAGCAGAAAGCGCTTGCAGGCAATCCGAAACTGCGAGGACCATGTTGCTGATATCCTCTGGAAAACGACGCAGAAGGTAATTACCGCAAGTAAGCGATACAGAGGCGCGGGCAGGCTCACAAACGAGTCAGCCTTGCTCTCTTACGCCAAGAATGTTACTGCTGAAGCAGAGGAGAGTATCAACAGCTATATCTCTGCTTATTCTAAGGCTTCATGCAAGATTCTCGGGATTGACAGCGAAAATATAGAATCGTTTCTCGTCAGCGACATCTACGGAAAGACGACATCCGAAAGAAACGCTGTCTATCTCGGAAACTTTGCTGAAGATATTGTAAGGATGATCAAGGCGGGTACTCTTATGGGATATTCAGACCAGCAGCTCCTATCATCCATCCGAACCGGCTACAAGGACCCATATCACACATCAGTCATCACCAAAGCGAAGAGAAAGGACATCAACATCGATGTTCCTTCTTACGGAAAGGGATACTACAAGAATGCCTATCAGAATATCGTAAGAAACGCTTCTCAGGTGATTGCCTTAGCGTGGGGACAGGCAGAGCAGGAGTATGGGCAGGAGAACAAGGCTATCGGATTCTATGTCAAGAGAGGAAGCAGCTATCCTTGTGATATCTGTCAAAGCGAAGCCGATGCCGGCATCCATTCTTTCAAAGACCCATATCCACCGTTCCACGTTTCGTGTTGTTGTTACACTTTATTTGCATTCAAGGATAATAAAAAGAAATGATATGATAAATTCTGAATTAAATTTCACTTTAGAAGAAATTCTTCCGAAGTTTCCTAAAGAATTCCAGGAGAAGATAAAGCACTCTGTAGAGCTGCTGAGAAAGGCGGAGAAGCTTGCACTGGCATATTCGCCTAACGAAGGCTTCTATCTATCGTTCAGTTCAGGCAAGGATAGTCAGTGTCTTTATCACATTGCCAAGATTGCAGGCGTGAAGTTCAAGGCTCACATGGGGCTTACGTCCGTCGATCCACCAGAAGTAATCAAGTTCTGCCACAAGCACTATCCGGACGTAGATATGATAAAGCCGAAAATCAGCATCTATAACCAGGCCCGTAAGGAAGGCATGCTTCCGACAAGACTGATACGATGGTGCTGTCGAGTCTATAAAGAAGGTATTGGCGCAGGTAACGTGGTTCTCATAGGCATCCGCCACGCAGAAAGTAGACAGCGTTCGGGTAGGAGTGAGGTTGAGATTACCAACCATAAGTACAGCGGCTCCCTTGAAGGTCTTGACGAGTTCCGTGATAAAAGGAACAGTCAGAAGCGTGGCCGTCCAACCCGGTGGGGCATCCACGAGATTAACATCACCAATGCCAGTGATGAGCGTACCATTGGCTGCATCAGAGGCTACGAATCGCTCTTAATCTCTCCAATCATAGAGTGGACAGATGATGATGTATGGCTATTCTTGAACACACTCGGTATTAAGCATTGCAAGCTGTACGACGAGGGCTACTATAGGATTGGCTGCCTGTGCTGCCCTATGCACAATTATAAGCAGAAACTCGCCGACTGCAAACGCTATCCGCATATCTATAATAGTTGGATTAAGGCCATCAAGGATATCCAGGCTAGCGGAAGGATGATAGACGAAGGATTGTCGCCGGAAGAAGTGTTCGACTATTGGATATACGGCAAGTCTATCAATGTATGGAGAGAACACCGCAGGCAGCAAACGTTGAACTTTTAAATATCAAGATTATGATTGAAGAAACAAAAGGATACACGTTATCCGTCGATACGTACAAGAAGGCGAAGGCTCTCAAGATGAAAGACCCTCGCTATTACATCTACGCTAGTCTCCGTGGCTCAGGAATGCCTATCCGTGACAGTTGGGCCATCGCATTCCAGGGCGAGGGACTCAACTGGGAGAAATCCTTCCTCGAAAACGAGATGAACAAGCTAGAAGCCCAAGAGTCCGTCCAGAAGAGAATAGCAGAGGTTCAGGGCAAGAAAGCGAAGAACGAGAACGCCGATGAACTCACCCAGGAGGAACTTATTAAGGCTACCTCGAAGGAAGAGATTCTGAGAAACCTCGTTATCGCTCAGCGCAAGCAGAAGTTTGGCTCTCCAGAGTGGCAAAAGACAACTGCCATGATAGCCGACTACTCTAAGATTAAGCAGGACGAAATTGATACAGAAAATAATGTGGTCCACTACTACATTCCTCTATCAATGCCTCGATGCTGCGAGGACTGCATTATCTTCAAAAATGGCCAGGCGACCTTTCAAAAGAAGAAGAAATAGTTAAATTCGTGTTAAAGTAACTTTGTTTTACTAGAATTTCAGCAAAACCAAGTACCTTTGCAAACAATTAATGTTCACAGATTCTTTCTGCTGAGCATAATTCAAATTATTTTGGTTAACTAAGAGGGGCAGTGTCTTCACAGATGCTGCCCCTCGCTTTTTAAAACAAATATATAAGTAGAAGAAAACTTTGAAGTCAATTAAGGATACTTCTCTCCGGTAACCAACTCAAGTATACCCTTAAGCCTATCATTAAGAAGTTCGTCATTGAATACAGGAAGAATACCGTATGGAGGCAGTTTCTTCGTCTCTGCGGCCTCCAAAATGAACTGGAGTGCCTGTACTAGGGAAGTATGGTCTTGAACGACCTCAAGCAATTTATCGCTCATCCTTGCCTCCTTCCTTCTTAATCTGTTCTGCCATATCAAGAAGAGTCTCGGCGTGCTTATCGCGGTCGATGACTTCCTGTACAGCCTCATCGCTCTCCTTGCGAAGCTGCTCTTCTGTCTTACCATTGTCGGCAGCAGCGTTTCTTCTTGCAGCCTCACGAGCAATGTATTCTTCACGGAGCTTCAACTTGCCTGCCGTGTATTCTGCATCGCCAGGCAACGATGTATCCGCATACATAAGCTGGGCAAATGCCTCGATGATGTTTCCATCATCCTTGGAGAACTCATAATGGTCTCCTACAGCAACAGGAACACATTCATCGAGTGCAGCGTACATGGATGTACCGATAGAGTACTCGATTCCCCATGTGCCGGCAATGTTCGCAATCTTGATGAAAGGCAGCGAGCCTCTCTGTAAATGCTTCTTGATCTCAGCAGGGATATCCTCTCTGAGGGAAGCAACTTCTTTCTTAGACAAGCTCTTGCTGAACTTCAGCACGGTGAAGTGTCTTGTCTTGATAGTCTTTCCAAATGGTAATGCCATGATAACAATATTTTAAAGTTCAACTTTTATTTCCTTATACTCGAAATCTGTGCAAGATGGATTCTCCTCAGAAGTAAACCTAATCTCTTTAGGGTGGTTACAAGCTTCATTCTTGAAGAAGAAGCAATCCTTGCAAGTGTAATCAGTCTGTTCCATGTTCCTTACGTTTTTGATATTCCATCAATGTCAAGATACAATAGTTAGCGCAATCCAATAGAGCATCTTCCAACGGCTCGTTAGCAACTTGCGCCTCATTGTCCTTCAACGTCTTGATGCGATTCACCTTCTCTCGTATCTTTCCGTAGCCGTAGTTGATACCAAGCTCATCATACATTTCGGAAAAAGCATTCCCATAATCGTGATTCTTGCGCTTGTAGGTATCGCTCATCTTGTCGGTGATATCCTTGAAGCGGTCAGCATCGGTTCTTTCGTTTTGTTTCCCCTTAAGCGGCAACTTGCTCCAATCAAGATTATCGCCGATGATACAATCCTTCCATTCATCCATCAGCTTTTCTGTATATTCGGGATATAAACCATTCTTCTGCAAAATATCTAAATCTACGCGTACATTAGTAATGTCGCGAACGCCACAATAAACACAGTCATTTTTAACAGACTTTACACAAAAAACATCTGTAGGTTCAATCAGTGACATGCAGCATCCTTTCCTTGTATTGACATAATAGAAAAATCCTCCTCTGGTGCGTTCTATACTCTCGCACGGAAGTAAAAACTCCAACCCAACCTTAATATCTTCAATCTTAATCATAATCTTTATTTTTAATTATATCTATAATATCACGCTCTTTGAGACAGAGAAACTGATAGGAACTGAACCTCTTTCCACCTTTAACGACACAAAAGCTGCGCCAATTAGCTTTAAAGTCTATTGCTAGAGTTATTCCTGAATCAACGTAGTTGTTGTCTAGAACTTTGAACGTCACCCAAACATAACCGCGCTTAGAGTCGATTTTGTCGACAATTCCGCAAACCAGATTATCATATTGAAAGACTCTGTTTTTGAAAATTTTCTTTTCTTGCTCTTCGAGTTCTTCGATAAAATATGACGCAGGTGCAATAAACACAGTTCCTATGTTAGTATCTTCATAATTCATAAGCTATTTATTTTTTGTTATTCATCATCATACGAAAAGCTCTGTCGTCCATAAGAACTTGTTGGTTATGAAAAAGGACAATACAGAAATTGCCATGTTCTTTTGTGTGAACCGTACGCAATCCACAATCCTTAATAAAACCATCCTCACCAATGCAAGAATCTAACAACTCGCGAATTGCGCTATTGCAGCTTGGTTGAACTATAATAACGCCACCCGTTTCTCGAAGTTCTTCAAGCTTCTTCCACTGAGCTTCGATATTTCCATCTCCGTAGAATAAATCATATCCATAAGGCTCTGTGATTTCTCTATCAATGCCCATTCCAAAAGGAATCTCAATTACTATAATCGGTTTCATAAGCTATTTCTCCTTATCTTTAATTTCAACAAAATCACCAATACCCAAACGAGCATTGTTGATGCAAGACGCAATCCAACCTATCAGATAGGCAGAAGGTTCGCCGCCGTGTTCCAAATCAGTATATTCCTCGATGGCATCGCAGACGTGAGAAACCTCGTGGCAACAAACTCCCATTCTCATAGAATCCTTGCTTGCAAAATTAATAAATGAACAAAGCTTCTTATTCGACTTTTCCCTAACTTCATCGTAGGTTGTTGCGTTAGAATTAGAGAAATCAACCTTCAAAACCTCGCCATTTCTACCTTCGAAACACTTATTAGCGTCTTCTTGGCTCATGCCAATAGCGACACATAGCATTCTTGGATAGATAACAGGGTCGTATTCGTAAGATCCTTTCATATTCTCAACTATTTCTGTTTTGATACAATCTCGATAGCAGACAATAATGTCTTCTCGCTGATACCTTTTCCACTACCAACACCATCTTTCTCTATTCTTTCAAGAGATTTCTCAATAGAGCAAAAATCATCCTGAGAATTACTTATAAAGCCATCAAGTTCTTCACTTACACTACTGATACAATCGTTGTTTTTTTTAACAATAGCTTCAAGACGGCCGAAACACTTGTCGATATAATCCTTCAACCTTTCTTCATGCTCTATGATAGTTGCAGAGTTTGAGATTTTCCCATGCACCCAGTAATTATCTACGCATGCGTAATAATCACCTTTTTCATCGCTGTGTTTTTTGCCAGATACGACTCTTAACTCAACGAAATTTTCTCCATCCATTACCGCATACACTCCTTCTCCGAATGGATATAGTTCGGCTTTTTCTGCATCCTCCCTACTTTCTCTTTCTTTGTATGCGACCTTTCCTAAAACGCTAACTCTAATTTCCATATCTCAACTATTTATTATGTAATCTACCAATATGCCACTTTGAGCAAACCTTACATAAGTAAGGATGCCAGCCGAGTGCCTTCAACCTCGGAATCTGATTCAGAAACTCCCAAGCATCATCCTCAGTCTCGTATGCAACCTTCGCCTTCCATGAATGAACCTTTCTTGTCCAATGCTCTGGGTCCGGCTTGAACGGAGGCACTTTATTAGGATTGTGATGTCTTCTCATAGGCACTTGAATGAAACACTGTTCAACGTTCTGTTCACCGCAATCTCCCTCTCGTTACACATGGTCCTCATGCACTCCAGGGCATCATCGCGGACAGCAATCATAATCTCCTGCATCGAAGCGGTGGCCGGAACAATATTCCCATCAGCCTTCTTCTTCGTGATACGGGATATAATCTCCTTGATATATTCCTTGTCTATCATAGAAATCTGTTTTATAACCGTTAATCATCAGGCTGAATGAAGCTCTCCGGCTGCTTGACGTCCTCCTCACCACGCAATTTATTCTTCACGTCGTTGATGAGAAGCTCCTGCTTCAGGTCAATCATCTGCGCGCCGTAAACCTGATAGGTCATTCCGCCCTGTGACCTCTTCTTGAAGAAGCCGTACTTGTCGCTCATATCACGCCCGAACTTCTGAATCGTAGGGATATCCTTCTCCTCGACATCGTTGGCTTTGCAGAACTCGACGAACCTCTCGTACATCTCCTTGGCAAGCATGCATTCCGAAATCTCGCCCCTCGCCTCTTGGCTGCACCTCATATCATACGCCCTTATCCAGGCATAGATAGGATTGCTTCCGAGAAGGGAGATAAGCAGCTGTCTCCTGCTGCCCTCCGCTGCCGGGAACCTGTACTTCCTGCTCCTCAGCTCCATCGCGCCACGGAATATCCAGTTGAACACTCCGCTCAGCTCTTCACGGATGATCTTGCTCGCAAGCTCCGGGTCCTGCCTCTCCTTAGGAATGGTAACATCGAAGCTCACGTACTGCAAGCGTCTGATGAATCCGAGCGACGCATCATCAGGGAACGGAAGCTCATTGAGGTTGAAGATGAGATAGGGGATTGAGTTCCCCTCAAGGATATCCCTTCCAAGCTTCCTCATAGGGACGGGCTCACCGCTCACGAGTCTCTTAAACATACCGGTGTTCTTCCTTCCGAACTTCTTCGGGTCAGAATCGGAAGACCAGTTGAAGATGGCGTTCCTGATAGGATACCTTCCCCTCATTCCCTCGTCGCCGTCAGCAGTGAGGTCGGCGTAGTCCATCTTGCTTATCCTGTCCTTGCCGAATATGTTGCAGGCAACGTCGAAGATGACACTCTTTCCGTTGGCTCCCGTACCTATAAGGAGAAGGCAGAGTTCAATCTTCGATGACTCCTTCCCCTCGTACGGATTGTATGCAGTACCTCTCTGTATGAGACCGAGACCGAGGAACATTTGGAGGATCATCCTTGACGTCCTGTCTGGGAGGACCTCCTTGATGAAGTTCATCCACCTGTCACACTTCGCCTTCGGATTGTAGTCGTATGGGTGGTAGTATGTGACATGGTACTCTGGAGAGAACGGCATCACGTTCGGATACTTCAGACCGCTGCCGAAGTCAACAACTCCGTTGGCGAATGCAACGATGTCGAAGGTGGGTCTCAGTATGTTGTAGCACTCTATCACCTCCATGAACGACTTGTTCATCACCGTACTGATGCCGAGCATCGGAGCCATGGCCAGGTCAAGGAGCAACAGCTGGTAAGCCTGCTCAAGGACTATCTTCGGAACAGCTTCGTATATCTTGCCGTTGAACATGTAGTAAGCACCGTTGTAGTACTTCACCGGAGCCTTCTTCGCCAGACGTCTCATTGACCTGATGAAACTGGACTTCAGCTTGTTGTACTTCTCAGAGTTCGCCTTGCCCCAGTCCTGGCAACGGAGCTCTTCGAATCCGTACTCGTCATGCCTCGAAAGGTCAAGCAGCTGAGCGTGCAATGTGTCTATAGCAATACCATTTTCCATTTATGTACAATAATAATATTAATTTTCCGTTATTGTGTAGGATAAACCCCGATAAACAGGGGCTTTCTGAAAGATAACACGTGTCAGGTCGTCCTTACAACATGTCGTCTATAAAATATCGACAATACAAAGATACAGATAATATCCTGAATATCCGGTAAAACCCTAGTAAATAAAGGGTATAAATATACATTTTAGGTATACATTAAATGAAGGATAGGTATACATTTATGGTTTGGTCTGCAAAGTAAGAGTTTATGGTATCAAATGTTAATAAATAACGGATGAATGAATATGCATAATTATCCTTTATGGAGAAAAGTAATTAAACTTTACAAAAAGACTGAAAAATCGGAAGAAAAAATTTTTAGATGAGGTGACTACCGCGCTGATTTAGTGCTATTTAGGGGGTGTGGGGGTGTTTCTTCTGAAATTATTACACTTTGTGTCGGTTTATATAGTGTAAACCATCGTGAAACAATATTTTTGTAATTATTTTAAATTGTCGGTTTATATTTATAAAAAATTTATGTAACCACTTAATAGCCAACACTTTATAATTTTGTTTATATTCATTTTCTTGAATAATTATACATTATCAATAAAGCGTGAAACACAAAAACTTATTACAAATTACTTGACCAAAATATATTTACTATATTTATACATGCATAAATATTCGTGTTTAACTTATTAAATACATTTTAACGAAATTGGTAAAAGGTTATTACATGAGTAGTTAAATGCATTAACATAAACTGCCACTTTGGCGGGTGTAACTACCTATAAATCAATTAGTTAGCAATTTGTAAAGATTAATGTTTCTTAAGTTAAATATTTAACAATTACTGCCACTATAGCTTTATAAATGCTTGATTATTAGATAGTTATAAGTGTGACACGTTGACGAAAACGTTAAATTATTTAAACCTTAACAACTACTGACAAACGCTGTAATTATTACAAACAGCTAACTATCTATAAATCAAGTACATACAAAAGGTTAAATGTATAAATACTCAATTTTAAACTGGTTATTTGGCACGTACTTTGCAATTTGATAGGTACAAGCAAATAATGCTTGCAACAATTTAAACAATTTAGTTATATGAAAGAATTATCTGAAAAAGGTGCTCTTGGTTATGAGCACGCAAGTACTAAGGTAGCTAGTTATGTAGCAGAGTGCAAAGGTAGTGCAGTCTTAGCGCAAAGTTTAGAAGTGCTTAATAGTTACCGCAAAAAGCTATTAAGCGAGTGCACAGATAGTGAAGTAGTAAGCGCCAAGAAAGAGTTAGAGAAAGCACGTGCTAAGTACAACAAGTTAGCAACAAATTACGTGCTATCTGACGAAAGCTATTGCAATTTGCAGACTGAGTGCGTACGCTCTGCTGTTAGCGAGTTTTCCCGCAAACATAAACTACCTAATTTCTTTGCGTGGTTTGATAACAACAATAAGGACGTGCAAACGTCTATTATTGATAGCTTGCAAAGATTAGGTAGTAAGTTGTGCTCTTTGCACCAAGCATTTTCAAGTGGTGCAAAGGTAGCAAAGAAAAAGTCTGAGTCTATTACAGACTTACAGAAACAGATCGCAGAGTTACAGGCTAAACTTGCAGCGGAGCAAAAGTAAGCAACGCAAAGAAGGTAGCTAGAGAAATCTAGCTATCTAGTTTTTCCTACTGGCTATTTGATAGGTAGCCAGTGGGAAATTTTACTCCAGGTTTTTCAACTTGGAGCGGGTCGCCGTGTCCTTATTTTTCCCACACAATTTGGTAAACCTTGTCGTGGTGTGTGGGCTTAACTCAGAGAGAGAATTTATTCTCCCTCAGGGGACTAATTGCCAAAATTCAAGAGAGCTATCTGGCAAACGAATCTGTAGTGATACAGAAAGGCGGGCGAGAAATCCCGTCGAGGGTAGCGAGAGAGCACAGAGCCGCCACGATACCGAATGAGATGAGGCACGTGTACAGGTAAGAAATCGTAGCTGTGCAGCGAGATAGGAATATTTCTTCTATCAGAGCGGACGATAGCTAGTGGAGAACACTAGTCACTGGGATAGGTCGTGTTACCTATAACGATGGAATAATATCCTTCGTCCCAGGGATAAAGAAATCATAATTCATATTCTATCGTGTGGCACACGTGGACGGGTTCCGAACGTGCCAGGCTTGTCAGTTGTGAGCCTTGTGGTTAAAATCACAATTCGTGTTGTAATGAGAGAATAACACACGTGAGGTATATCCGAAAGAGAAATCTCTCCCAGTGTGCGCCAGTACTCGTAGAAGCGCAACGCACCAAATTGGTGGTGCTCTGGAATCCATGAACGGGGACGGTAGCGAGGCAACGGAAATTAAAACGCTCGCAGCAGATTTTAATCAAGCGTGTGAACGTGTCGATTATTTGAAGCGAAGGTGTACGGAGTAAACATGAGAGAATGAAGACAATAAAAAAACGTGTCCGTACTTCCTATGGCTAAATCGGGGCGGGGAGAAATCTCTGCTCTACAATTACAAACCAACAAATTTAGAATTATGAGTACGATATCATTAGATTGCAGAGGAAAGAGAATGATGGAGCGGTATATTGCAGACTTACAGGCAATATACAGCCACGTAGAATTCATGAGCTACAACGGAAAACGACTTACCGTTGCAGTTCTAGCCTAAAAATCTGTAGCCAGTACGATAATTGTCGTGTGTGGCTACGGAACAATTACCAAAAAAATATAGATATGAAAGCAAGACAGATTATTTATTCAAGTACGATAACTGTGCTTGGATTTATTCAGGCATCGCCAATATTCATTTGCTTGGCAAGTACGATAATTCTCCTGAATGTGCTTGGAATTCTTTACGGAATTCTGCTTGTGTATATTTGGAGCAGTACGGAAAAGGGTAAGTGGTATTTCCGTGAGCTGTGGCGATCCACACTCCGCTTGGAGAATTTCATCCTGCCTGGAGTGTGAGGAATCTAGAAAGTACGATAATTGTGCTTGGAAACATTTGGCTAAATTCTGCTTGGAGAAATCCAGGCAGTACGATAATATAACCAATTAAACAAGAGAATTATGGAAAAGTATATCGTAAGAAAGGGCGTGCTATCTGCTGCGCTCGTATTAGTTACAAGTTTCGTGTGTGGTTTCATTTCCATCGTAGGATTTGTGCTTGGAGATTTTCAAGCCGTTTTATATTCTGCGGTTCTTGAAATGTGCGGTCTGTTTATTATCTGTATAATGATAGATACCATCCAGCAGCAGATAGAGGATATCTATGACTAGCCAAAACTACCGCTTGGAGATATTCGGGCGGTATCTAGTATTAACCAAATTATTAGAGAAATATGGATAGAATATTAAAGCAAGATTTGAGCAAGAATGAGGTTATCGACCTCTTGCGTGGAATGGACGCACAGGAAGTTGAGGGCAATTTCTCTGTACGTCGTGTTCTGATTGATACACAGGCGTGTGACGTATTCGGCGGAGATCCTGAGGATTCTTATCCTCTCATCCCTGGTACGTACATGGCATTGTATTACAAGAGTATTGCCGGAGACCCGTATCCGTTCTTTGAGAGAATATGTGAAAACATAATAAATGACGAGAACAAGAGCCAGACTCTCCTGAATGGCGATGGCATTATTCTGATTTTCCTGCTCAACAAGTACGAGTAGCCAAAAATGTGCTCAGGCATTTTCCTGGGCATACTATGTAGAACCATTAAACAAATTGAATTATGCAAGACAGAAAATCACAGAAGAATTTTGAGCGTGCGCTTATGCATGAGATGGAGAAGATCAAGATAGCAGCGCGCCAGTGGCATAGCAACAATACTAAGGGCTATAGGGATTTCCGTAGCAAGAAGGCTATCTCAAAGAGTTTCTCGGAGATTGCGGTGCTGTGCATGAGCTGAAATGTGCGTGGCGGTTGTCACGCATACTATTCACCAATATTTAAGAATTATGATAGATGAAGAATACAAGGAGAATGTAGAGTACATACTCTCTACGATTTTGCCTAAGTTGCAGGAAATCCAAAAAAAAGTATTGAAAAATCAATCAAGACTGAGCCTTGATGTTAGCGTTAGCAATAAAAACGGCGAAGGGTATATAAGTTGTTTTGCCTGTGTCATGAATGACATGGGAGAAATAACGGATACTTGTTTTCCACGTTTCATCTGCGTATGCAGCAAAGAGGAGATTGACGAGCGGCTTAACGAGCTTAAAGAGTTCATCAAGAAGTACATAGCCTGAAAATTGAGGGAGTTTTATCTCCCTCTCCTATAAACCAAAATGTAGAAATTATGAGCAAATGGGTACAATTTTATCATAAGATTAACAAGTTTGACCTTGTGAACATGAGATTCACCGATGAGGTGAGCGTTGTGGAAATGGTGGGCATGGATTCTGTCATGCCTATCGACGGCAGATTGGGTCTGTCATCCATACGTGCTGAGATACAGAAGAAAATCGAGAGCATGAAGAATATCGAGGGCTTTGACCCTTGTGCATTCTCCATCCTCACCGGTCCTACGATTCTGTGTGCTTCAGAAAGTCCGGTGTACAATCTCTGAGCCAGAACTGGGCAGTACGATAATGTGCTGCCTGCTATTAACCAATCAAATTTTGAATTATGACAGACGGAGACAGAAAGTTCCTTGCCAGGCTCGTAGCGAGTCACAAGGCAGTTATCAGCGAGGAGTGCAGACGCAAGAACCTCGACAAGAGCGAGTATTTCAGACGCGTAGCGCGTGCAGACAAGAAAGCTCTGGAGATTGAGCAATCGTGCATGCGTCCTCGCAAGTTCTAGCCAAACATTCTGTGCAGTCTATCTGCACAGAAACCATGTTAAACCATCAAAATTAAAGAATTATGGAGAAAATGACACAGAAAGAGTTGAAGAGACTCGTTAGAGTAGGAGCTGCCAAGGATATAACACACAGTTCAAGCCGTGCAGCCATCCCGGAAGAATATAGTCAGGTAGGCTATTCTTCCGGTGTGTACGGATGCAACGGAATGCTGTTCCGTGGTCACAGCGGAAAGCTATATGCCATTTGTGCAAGAACTACGGCTATCTGGGTTTTCTAAAAAAATTACGCTAAAATCTGCCGAATAGCTTAGAATGAGCGATTTATGAGTGTTTCACCTCAATGGAGGTAATGATTTAGCAACGGTTCTAATTTCTGCAATGTGCATATGTTTGCTTGTCAAACAACTCTTGTCGGTTGCAAAAGTACAAAAAAGAAGAAATTTACATGCCAAGATTGTTATAAAAAACATTAAAAGCAACAACAAATATCAGAAAATCTTTTGCTTATTTGTTTTTTTTCATTATATTTGCAGCGAAAGTAAATTAAAAAAAGCATGGTGCATGAGACTTGCATTGTCTCAGAATAATTATGCTACGCTGGAAATGCGTAAAAAGCTATCGTATAGAGGCAACTAAAATTTTGTTTCTTTCGTAGCTTTTATGAATTAGAATTGTAAATTGAATAGATAAAATCATATAGGATAAAGCGATGAAGAAATTATTGGGTATCATATTATTGACAGTATTGGTTGTATTTAGTTCATGCAACTCTAATACAGATGCTTTTCTTACGGAAACATCGCCACAACTATTTGGTGTATGTCAAGTAAGCACAGGTAATGTTGTGCAACATAAGGATTCTATAGCCTTTACTGATTTAGATATTGCATGGTTCAATCCTAAAACACGAGAAATCAAATTTAAGGAATATGATAAAATAAAATCTATCCCAATCTATGCATCAATAAGTGTAAAAAGTTCATCTGAAACACTGTTCATTATAGCAGCTAATATCAATCCTGTTGTGAATCGTGCATATGATGATTTGGTTTTATTCTGCGACAAGGATGGCAAATACTATCTAAACGATAATTATCCGAATTATTGGAATTTAGAAAAGACAAAACAAAATGCAGATAAGCGTTCTGAAGGTTGGAATAAATTTATCAATCTTCTCAGAAAAGAAGGGCGTATCAAATAATTAAAAGAGACGGAAAAATTCCGTCTCTTTTTTAAGTTATGCAGCATGAAAGTAATATGATTATGAGTTGCAAACTCACTTTCTCTAATATTTTATCATTTGTCTTTTATACGGTCTTAGGTTATTCCATTGCTTCTTGAGCCATTCGACAATAGGCTGTCTGTTGATATACAAGAATAATTGGTTCGGCTTGGTGAAATCAGAGAACACTTTGATTTCCGCATTCTCCACATTGAACTTTCTTTTGTGTTCCTCAGAATAGAGCGAACCGCTAAAGTTCAAAGCCTTTCCTGTAAGAAGCACACCTATTTGCTCGACAGTGAAGCCTATCCTCCTGCACTGGTCTTCCATTTGCAAGCGTGCCTCCAACATCGGGAACCAACGCTTGGCATTGCGGATGATGTCGTTGAGCATCGTTACCTCAGAAGAGTGCTTACTTGTCAACTTCTCAACCTCTGCTTGATGTTGCTGTTGCATCTCGCCAAGTTGTTGACAGTGGCTGTACTCCATTTGCTGTATTTTCTCATGGAGTTCGTCAATGTATTGCTCTCGGTCTGTCACAAGCTCGCACAACTTTCGGTTGTGTTGCTCCACCTCTTTCAATTTTCCACTGCCCAAAAGAGAACCAATCTTCGACACAAGGGCTGTCTTGGCTTCTGTCTTGGCTGCCTGTAGTTTCTCCGTGTTGATTTCGCTCTTGGTCTGTTTGAGCAGTCGCTCCGCTTCCTCCACATCAGATTGCAACAGTTTCATGCAGTTTTGAAGTCTCTCCGTCTCTCGCTTGATGTTGCGGTAATACTGTGCCGTAGTGGTATGCCTCGCATGCGATCCACGGACACCTCGCTTCAAGCCATACTTGCCCATGGCTTCCGCATAACTGTCGTGATAGCCAACCATCTTGTCACGGTTGAGCACATCATCGGCACACAACCTCACGGCATTGGCTTTC